ACCGCTGGCGGTACAGGCGCAGGCAAAAGCTCTGGCCTCACCCAGCTCCGCAAAACCACCCCGAGTTTGAATCGGGTAGAGCTGGAATACGACACCAACATGAATGGGTACGAATCCAGCAAAAAGAAAATCGACGAGGCACTTAAATCAGGACGTCAAGTGCAAATCGTGTTTACCTACCGTGATCCAGTAGAGGCATTAAGTCGAGGCGCACTCACTCGAGCAATGCGACAAGAAGGCGAGTTTGGAACAGGTAGAACGGTGCCGCTGTCCGAGCATCTGAACACCCACATCGGTGCGCGTAGCACGATGGAACGTCTTGCAAAGGACTACGCCAACAATCCTAAATTCAATTTAACCGTCATTGATAACAGTCGGGGCGAAGGCAACGCTGTTGTGTCGTCATTGGACAATTTACCCAAGTTAAGCGAAAATAAGGTGCGGAATGAATTACGAAATGCCCTTGAACAAGCTAGAAACGAAAAGCGCATATCCGAAAAAGTCTACCGAGGCTTTGCCGACTACTAATGCAACAAAATCGCATTGGGGTGTTGCGAACAATATCGGTCAGGCATTTGCAGCAGCGCTAAACCAAGCGGTTCTTGAAAAGAAAAGTAGGTAATTATGCCTAGTACATCTGACAAGCAACGCCGTTTTATGGCTGCCGCTGCCCACGACCCGGCTTTTGCCAAACGTGTAGGCATATCCCAAAGCGTAGCCCGCGACTTTAACCAAGCCGATAAGGGCAAGAAGCTGGCTGAAGCCATGAAACGGATGCCCAAGCGCGAATGATTGTTGCAGGTATGCGCCAATAGTCGTTTACAATCAAAGCCATGGCCGCACGGAAAAACACACCCCGTCTATCCAACGAGTGGCGAGAACGCATCAAGTCAGGAGTGATCCTGTCTAGGTTAGAGCAAGCCGCGCTCGGTGAGATTGAAATGACCCCGGCAGCACTCAAAGCAGCCGAGATAGTCCTACGCAAGACCCTGCCCGACCTTGCCCGCACCGAAGTGACGGGTGACGAGGGTGGCCCACAGGAACTGGTTATCCGCTGGAAGGAGCCAACCTAGTGGAAATCGAAATGCCTTACCAACCCCGTAAGGCGTTTATGCCGTTCCACAACCGCACGAAGCGCTGGGCCTGCATTGTGGCTCACCGCCGCGCAGGAAAGACGGTCGCAGCCGTTAACGACATCATCCGAGCAGGGATAACGTACCAAGGGCCAAACGGGCTATTTGGCTACGTTGCCCCCTACATGAACCAAGCTAGGCGCATTGCGTGGGACTACTTTAAGTACTACGCCGCACCGATCACCCAAGACGCTAACGAAAGCCAGATGACTCTAACGCTGGTCAATGGCGTGAAGATCAGCCTGTTCGGTGCCGACAACGCCGATGCTATGCGTGGTCTTGGCTTCTCGGGCATCTACCTTGACGAGTACGGCGACTTTAAGCCGAGCGTATTTGGGAACGTTATTCGCCCTGCCTTGTCAGATAAGCAGGGATGGGCGGTCTTTGCCGGTACACCGAAAGGCAAAAACCAATTCTGGGAAGTGTTTGATACAGCCACTCGAATCCCTAGCGAGTGGTTCCTGCTGCGCTTACCCGCCTCAACCAGCGGGCTTCTCCCGGCGTCAGAGCTAGCCGCCGCTAAAGCGCAATTGTCCGAGGATCAGTACTTGCAGGAGTACGAGTGCAGCTTCGAGGCTGCCATCCTCGGAGCTTTTTACGGCACGGAGATGCGCCAAGCGCAAGACCAAGGCCGTATCCGCAACCTTCCCTACGACCCCAACCTGCCCGTCTATACGGCATGGGACTTGGGTTACCGCGACGATACCGCCATCTGGTTCTACCAAGTGCTGCGTGGCGAGGTGCGCGTCATTGACTTCTTTGCCGTCTCAGGCGCTGACATCCATTACATTGCCGAGGTCGTCACCCGTAAGCCCTACGAGTATGCCAAGCACTACCTACCGCACGACGCCCGCGCTAAGAGCTTGCAGACGGGCCGTAGCGTATTGGAGCAGTTAGCCGCTTACCTTGACATCAAGAAGCTGGGTGTCGTCCCTGACATCGGCTTGCAGTCAGGCATCCAAGCGGTGCGCATGCTGTTGCCGCGTGTGTACTTTGACGCCGAGAAGTGCCATGACGGCATTGAGGCGCTGCGTCAGTATCAACGCGAGTACGACGAGGACAAGAAGGCGTTTAGGCAGTCACCGCGCCACGATTGGACGAGCCACCCTAGTGACGCTTTCCGTATGCTTGCGGTATCATGGCAGGAGCAATCTGACAAGTCCCCAGCTTTAGCGGAGCCGAAGCCGCTGATAGTTGGCCCCGAGAACACGGTCACCCTCAACGATATGTGGGCCGTGCATGAAAGACAGACGGCACGGAGGGCGAGAATATGAGTTTGTCGGTTACACAGTCCCAGAACTACAAGAACCTGACCGCCACGGGAACCGTCTCGACGGGGCCGTGCGGGATGTTCGGTATCTTCGTGGCTTCTGCTTCTAGCACCCCGACCATCAAGGTCAGCGATGGCAGCGATACGGTCGTTAATACGTTCACCCCGGCGGGTGGCACGTTCTACACGATCCCGGCCCGCGTCAATACGAGCCTCGTCGTGACGATTGGCGGCACGGTTGATTGCACGGTGTTCTGGACGCCATGAGCCGCAAAGCCGGTCTTTACGCAAACATCCTTGCCAAGCGTGAGCGCATAGCCGCCGGTTCGGGCGAGCGTATGCGTAAGCCCGGCGAGGAGGGCGCACCGACCGCCAAGGCGTTCCGAGAGAGCGCCAAGACGGCCAAGCCTGAGAACAAGCGATGAGCGCAGCGTGGCAGCGGGAAGAAGGCAAGAACCCCAAGGGCGGTTTGAACGCCAAGGGTCGTGCCAGCTACAAGGCCGAGACGGGTGGCACTCTTAAGCCGCCGGTCAAAGCAGGCGATAATCCGCGCCGCGCATCGTTTCTAGCCCGTATGGGCAACATGGCTGGCCCAATGGAAAAGAATGGGAAGCCGACACGCCTTGCGCTTGCCCTCCGTGCATGGGGAGCGAGCAGTAAGGAAGATGCCCGCGCCAAGGCGAAGGCCATTAGCAGCAGGAACAAAGGTAAAGACTAATGGAAAACCTCGTTAGCCCAGAGGTCGATAAGTACCTCCGTGTTATTGGCGCTTATGACAACGAGTTCGCCAAGTGGACGGCTCGCACCAAGAAGATCATCAAGCGCTATCGGGACGACACCCGAGGCCAGACGGGCAATGAGACGGCCAAGTTCAACATCCTGTGGTCAAACGTCCAGACGTTGATCCCGGCTGTTTACGCCAAGCTTCCGAAGGCCGACATCACCCGCCGCTTTGGTGACAACGACCAAGTAGGCCGCGTGGCTTCGCAAATCCTAGAGCGAGCCATCGACTTTGAGATTGAGCATTACCCCGACTTTCGCTCAACCATGAAGTACGCCGTAGAGGATCGCTTCCTCGGTGGGCGTGGCACGGCATGGGTGCGTTATGAGCCGCACGTTCGCCCGCAGGGTATTGAGGACGACGGCCTGCAAGTGACCGAGGACGTAGAGGCAGGCGAGCTTGCCGAAGTCCCCGAGGAGATTGAATACGAACGCGCCCCGGTGGATTACGTCCATTGGCGCGATTTTGGCCACTCACAAGCCCGCACATGGGAAGAAGTGAGTCAGGTATGGCGCTGGGTCTACATGACCCGTGAGGCCCTCGTAGAGCGTTTTGGCGAGGAAATGGCGCGGAAGATTCCGCTTGACCAAGGCCCAGAGCCACTTAACGCCTATAACGAGAGCAAGAAAGCCTACAACCGTGCAAAGATTTGTGAACTGTGGGACAAGGAAACGCTCAAGGTCTATTGGCTCTGCAAGGGCATGCCGCAGATCATTGACGTTCGTGATGATCCGCTTGGGTTGGAAGGATTTTTCCCTTGTCCAAAACCGTTGTACTCCACGACGACGAGCGACACGCTGGTTCCCGTCCCTGACTTTATCCTGTACCAAGACCAAGCGATGGAGTTGGACATCCTGTCTGACCGCATCGACGGCTTGGTTAAGGCTTTGCGCGTCCGTGGCGTATACGACGCAAGCCAACCGGCTTTGCAACGCCTCCTGACCGAAGGTGACAACAATGCTCTCATTCCAGTTGATAAGTGGATGGCTTTCAGCGAAAAGGGAGGCCTTAAAGGGTCTATTGACCTCCTTCCGATTGACCAAATCGCCCAAGCCCTGCTCAACTGCTACCAAGCCCGAGCAGACATCAAAGGCCAAATCTACGAAATCACCGGCATCTCGGACATCATTCGGGGTCAGAGCGCCGCATCTGAGACGGCGACGGCCCAGCAAATCAAAGGACAGTACGCGGGGCTAAGACTGCGTTCGATGCAGGAGGACGTAGCCCTCTTTGCGTCAGAGTTGATCCGGCTGAAGGCGCAGGTTATG